GAGAGATGGCTTGATAGAGACCGTACAAGTCATATCCGTTCACGACTTACCTAGTCTCCGTTCTGCGTCTTCAACAATACTCATTAACTTCTTTCGAGTTTCTGAATCCAATTCATACTGATCTTCTTCTGAAGCCTTTTCGTAAAGTTTCACAGCATTTTGTGTTGTAGTGAATAAGGCTGGGAGAACTAACCACCAAACTGATGCGTCATTGAGAGTTATGATAACTCCTGTGAACGACCAAATGAACATATTCCAAATTAATATCTGCCACGTCATAGAGGCAACTTACTCCCTCTTGGCAAATAACGCAACTTCAATCTCAAGAATGTTACGTTCGCAGTATGAAGTGATTGCATCCATATGATCAATCTTTTCTTCAATTGCCATATTCATAATCATCATGGAGAAACGATTTTTTTCTTCGCGGTTTGCCATATTAGATCTCATACACATTTAAGGAATTGTTTAATTGCTGAGTGACACGAACAAATGTTGCGCGCTTACTCAACTCCTTTAATTCCTTCGCTCCAACATAAGTACATGCTGAACGTAAACCACCAAGAATATCCTGTAGTGTTCTGCTCACCTCACCGCGATATGGAATTTCTACAGTCTTACCTTCGCTTGCGCGATAGTTTGCAACACCACCGTTATGTAAATCCATAGCAGTATCTGAACTCATGCCATAGAACTGATTGCTACCAAAAGGCGACGCTCCACCTTCTTTATGCCCAGCAAGCATACCTCCGAGCATCACAAAATCGGCACCCGCAGCAAATGCTTTCACGACGTCTCCAGGAACGGAACACCCTCCATCCGCTATAATATGACCCTTGAGACCATGAGCAGCGTCAGCGCATTCTATAACTGCACTCAACTGCGGGTAGCCGATGCCTGTCATTTTGCGTGTAGTGCAAACTGAACCAGGACCAATACCGACTTTCACAATATCAACACCAGCAAGAATAAGTTCTTCTGTCATTTCTGGTGTGACAACATTACCAGCCATCAATACAATATTCGGATACTTGTCGCGAAATCGTTTGATAAAATCAACAAAACTTTGCGTGTATCCATTGGCAACGTCAACGCAAACTCTCATGTATGGATTCTGCGCAACGCTATAAACGAACTGAAACTTTTGCAAATCAGTATCAGAAATGCCCAAAGAATAAATGCTGCTAGAAATCTTTTTCTTGAAGTGCTCGCCCAACACTTCGCTGTCGTAATGCTTAGTAACAGCAACCAAACAATTATGTTCACTGAACTGCTGATCCATCTCAAGAGTTCCGACTCCATCCATATTAGCAGCAATAATTGGCACGCCTGACCAACTGTTACTGCTACGAAATACAAATGCTCTATCTAACTTTACTTGGCTTCGAGAAGAAAGAGTTGACCGTTTGGGAACAATCAAAACATCTTTGTAATCCAACTTCACATCATATTCTATTCGCATAAAGCCTCAATGATAAAAGATATGCTGACCAATTTGCATCACGATTTGCTTTTCAGCAGCCCATGTCGGTTCAACATAGTCTGCGTGAAAATACTTAGCAGATCCAATTATACCGTATCGCTTCTTCAAAATCAAAATATTTTCAGCAATCTTGTATGATTCATTCCAAGTGCGATTGGATCGAATTGCCATTTTATTCTGACAGACCCAAGAGAACTGGCAAGTCTTACCATGACGCTGATACACTACACCGCAAACAGTCTTCGGGAATTGCTTACTGCGAACGCGATTCATCGTCACTTCAGCAACAGCAATTTTACCTGCGCGTGGTTCTGATCCTGCTTCGAAGTAGATGTTCTTTGCTAGACATTCGACTTCAGTGCGAACTCGCTTTTGCTTTTCATAGGATAGATTGAGAAACTCTACCTGTGTACTCATGTCACGGACTTGCGAAGTTAGAATACTGTTTGCTTGTTCCTGTGCTCTAATCTCCGCAGACAATTTTGTGATCATTTGATGTGGAACAAACAATCCAAAAAAGAATACCGAAAGTAAAAAACCAAATTTCAAAAACAAATTATGGTTGCGATCAAAATAATTTTCTACATTATGTAATATATCAACTGCATTCATGTGTATTTTGCCTCCATTATTGCAGCGGAAGAAAAGGGTGGTGGTTCGCACCACCACCCCTGACCTTTCTGTTACCAAGTGGTCAACTCTGGTAATCTCATGCTACAATTAAGCAGCGAGAGCCATTTCGTAAACATCATCGTTTGCGTTTACTTTGTTTGCGCTGATTAAGTCAGTCGCCTCACTGGTTGCTGTCGGTTTATTACTTGCCCCGTCGAAGCCATTTCTTCCCCATCAGGAGCATACTACTTGCAACTATCTCATCTCCTAGGAAGACTTTGCGAGACCATCGTAGAGGGATGGCGAGTATGCTTTTGGTGGAGAAGGTGGGAGTCGAACCCACGTCCGAAACACCTTTAGTCGTCAGTTTACAACCATTAGTTCTTATTTATTCAAAGTGTCTTCAAATGTTCTGACCTCAAATAAGTCAAAATATTCTCAGGCGAAGTCTCACCATACGGATCAGTCGCACAGTTATGCTCCTTGCCTGGCTCAACGAACCACTTCTCAATGGTGCCGTTGTTGGCAACAACCGCATAACGCCATGAACGGAATCCAAACCCAAGGTTATCCTTATCAACAAGCATGCGCATCGCACGTGTGAATTTCTCGCTACCGTCAGGAATGACCTTTACGTTCTGAATGTTCTGAGCCTTCGCCCAAGCATTCATCACAAATGCATCGTTCACTGACACGCAGTAGATTTCATCAATTCCAAGTGTACGAAACTCGTCATACTTTTCTTCAAAGCCAGGAAGTTGCATTGTCGAACAAGTCGGTGTGAATGCACCAGGCAGTGAGAAAATTACAACACGCTTGCCACCGAAATAGTCATACGATGATACATCCTGCCATCGGTATGGGTTCGGTCCGCCAACAGACTCATCGCGCACTCGTGTCTTAAACACAACTGCTGGGAGAACTGTCGGTAACGCTACATCATCCATATCAAAATAATCCATATAATAAAACTCCTTTATCAATCAACCAAAAATTGTGGCTTTGTTTGCTCATTCAAACTCTTCAATTGCTCTTGAAGATGTTTCTTATACTGTTCGTTCGTCATTGAATGAAGACCTGTGCAAAAGCCAGTAGGACTACGACCACAACGACATTGTGTTTGATTAGTTTGTGACATTTTATTCTCCTAATTACTTTAGAAATGCATACATATCATCAACTTCTTGCCAAACGAAATATCCTCTTTCTGTCAGAAGATTCGTTAGTCGAATATCGTTGACGAATTTATGCTCAATTTTTAATAAGTTTGGTTTGATCACCCAATCATAATTTTCCAAAATTATCAATTCGTGACCTTCAACGTCAATTTTAAGAAGATCAATCTGATTGATGTCATGCTTTTTCAAAAAAGAATTCAATGTGAGAGAAGGGACTGTTACTCTTTCACTTGTGAATTCATTACGATAAATTAAATTGCTTGTAAAATTACTCACGTTTCCATCATTCGAATGAACGTGACTGATTCCTCGTTGCCACTGTTCGTTGGGATCAGTCACATAAACCATTTCAATGGTTCCATTATAATTAGTGATGGCTGATTGTTCGAAGATCGCGTTATCTGCAAGATTTTGATTCTGAATATTTGTTCGTAGAGAATTCATATAGACTGGAATGGGCTCAATGAAGTATCCTTTCCACCCACTCATCAGCAGAGGCGTGAGAGTTTCGAAGTCACACGCTCCCAATTCAACAAATACTTTCATATCAGTTCGAAGCGTTGAGTGCTTCTTCAAATGCTTGAGCCTCAAGTTCTGCTTGACGCTGTTCGAGGCGAGTGATGCAACCAGCAACCCATGACTTTGTGACACCAAGATTTCCGCGATACTTTGCGGGAACATTATCTCGGCAATAAGTTTCGAAACGCTTTCCTGCATAACGATACTCATTACGATCTCGAGCCATCTCAGCACCAATCAGACCGCCAACAACAGTTGCAATCTTGCGACCGTCTCCCTGCCCGACTGTGCTTCCAATTGCAGCCCCAGCAGCAGCACCAAGCAATACATCAATCTCATCATTACTCTGAGCCTTTGCGACTCCAGAACTAAGCAAGAGTAATGCAGACATAGCAATTAGAATTGTGTTCTTCATTGGATCCTCCAATTAACGTACAGATATATTGTACTATAAACTCAGACCAAAAGCAAGTTATTCTTGCTTCTATATGCATCTATGTATTTCTGCAACTCAGCGCCATAGTGAACAACTTCTTCCTTGCTAATCACCAGAGTCTGGCAAAAGTTTGCAGTATCAACGCCGATGAGAATGACAACTTGCTCAATGGGAAGATTTGTCATCTCGGTGAACATCCTCGAATATGCAGAACCCTGCATAAAGTATCCACCGATGTTCTCTTTCTTCTTGAGGCGAATAGAAGTCTTGAAGTCAATGACTGAAAGAACACCCTTGTATTCTGCAATACAGTCAACCGTTCCAGCAAGTTTCAATTCATGAGAAAACAATTTTTCTTCGAGGCAATGAATATTGTTTACCTTCTCATCAATCTCTTTCTTCATACGATAGAATAGAGACTTGACGTTGGGCATCATTTCAAGTTGAGAGATATCTTCGTTCTTTAGATAAGTCTCAAGTGCCTTGTGAACACCAGTACCGCGAGTGGTAGCCTGACGAGAAATCTTATTGGCTTTCTCTTCACCAACTCTCTTGCGCCATTCAAGAATTGCTTCCTTGCCATGATCAGCAAGAACAGTAGTCACTGACGGATACTTTTCTCCAGTCGGTGTAACATAGACTCGAGACCCATCCAAGTTTTCTTGAATCAGTTTCGGAAAGTCATGGTGTATATGATTAAACATTATTCGTGGCTCACTAACATTAGAATATCTACGGCGCAATCATGTTGCGGTAAGTGTTTGATGGCATGAAGATCTGGATTGAATCCAACAATCTTACAGTAACCATCTTTGGCATCTGTGGCAAGAATATCAATAGCAGTTCTTACATCTCGCCATTTATTAAATCGAGTTAGAACTGGGACACCAACGCTCTTACAAAGGCTATCAATCACCATTTGATCAAGTGTTCCACGCATCCAGAAAATCTGATCAGGACCGCCGTGTTCGTTGATATAGGTTCGGAGTTTTTGTATTCCTTCTAACGAAGAAACATCTATTGATGGAGATAGATCTAAAGCAGCCTTTCTAGCCAACTCGGATTGCTTTTTCCACCAAGCAACAGTATCATTCTCAATCACTCTGCCTTTGTTTATTTGTTCTTCTTGATCGAACTTCACATAGCAAGCAGAGTCCACATATTCTTGGAATGTGAGAACTTTATCGAACTCGAAATGAATCAATGCAGCCGAAAGAATCACAGAGTTGGATTCAGTACCAAGAGTTTCAACATCAAACATGAACATCGGAATTACTCATTACAAAGCCACATAGTGATTATACTACTGAGTCAAGCAAAAGTCAAGTATTATTTTCTGACAATTTTTCGTATCTCTCAACCGCAATCAAGAAGTCTTTTACAATACTTGAGCGCACAATATCATCCGTTGTAAACTCAATATTGGTGAACGACTGCATCATTTTAGCAATTTCATGGAACTTTTTGAGTCCACTCTTATCCTTGTTATTTCTGTATAGATCCGTTTGCTTGTAATCACCACAGAAAATAATCTTGGAGCGATAGCCAACTCTTGTCATAATTGTAGACAATTCTTCGAACGTCATGTTCTGGCATTCATCTACAATAATAACGGCATCGTCGAAACTCATACCGCGAATAAAACTTGTAGAAATGAATTCAATACGACCGCATTCTTTCAGTGCTTCATAGGCATCTCGACGACCAAACAGCGTGTGACAAATTTGCATGTATGGTTGTTCATAGAGACTCATCTTTTCTTCAACCGATCCAGGTGTGAAGCCAAGATCTCTTGACTGCACTGCGGAGCGTACAATGACAACTCTGTGAAAGGATGATGATTTATCTAGAACTTCTTCTAGTGCTTTGTATGTTGCAATGAATGACTTACCAGTTCCCGCTGAACCGCAAAGCATTACGAAATAGTCACCACGTTTGTAGGCTTCAAAAAATTTAGATTGATTCTCTGTTAGAGGATCAAACTTCTTTAGTTCTGCTGCCTTGATTCGAGCAGGTTTCTTTTCTGTAGTTTCTGTAAATTCTATTACAGTGTTAGAACCTTTTTTCTTGCTCAAAGTGCCTCTCTTCCGCTATCTAGCGGGTTTTCTTTTGAAGTGTTTTTCTAGAATTTTATCTGTCTTGACACGCTTCGTATCTTTTCTCAAGACTTTATCCGCAAGTGGGCTTCTTGGATTTTGTTCTGCGATTTTCGACATTACTTCTTTCCAAGTATTGTCTGTTTTCTTTCCAGCAAAGTCTCCAGTTCCTGAGTAACTGAGTGCTGGTGCGTCGCTGTAATATCTTTCTAGGTGAGGATTGTCTGCCTTGAATTGATCATAGGCATTGATAGACATAACATGTTCTTCGATCTTCTTAGTTTTCGTATTCACAAATTCATATGTTGGCACAAGTTTATCCTCTATATCTTTTAGCCTTTCCGTCTGGCTTCACATGATGCGCATTAAAATTAATATGCGGGAATTCTTTCTTCAACTGTAGAAAATGATTCAAATTCTGTTCGCTATCGTCATACAAAGATACGTTTTTGTATGCACCTTTATTTAGTTGGTTGCGTATGATTGACGCTTT